TGAATATATATCGCCTACATAGTTTCCGCCGATAATAAACAAAAATATTGCTAAACTTGAAATTAGTTTGATATACTTTTCAGGATTCATAATTTGATATAAATATACACACGATTTTTTTTAAAAAAAAATTGAAATGAACGCATTGTATCTACCATTATTAGATAACTGGTCTTAAAAATGTCATCTCTAAACACCCCTTTTGATGAACAAAATATTCAAGATTTATATGATTCTTTAGCTAATGGTTCATATAAATCAGTTGTCTTAGTTTTGGGAGCAGGAATTAGTGTTTCGGCTGGAATCCCCGATTTTAGGTCTCCGGGAGGATTGTTTGAAGCTGTTCAAGAACATTTTGGAAAAAAATTCCCAAAAGTCATGAAACAACCTGAACATTTATTGTCTCGTGAATTTTGCGAAAAAAATCCAACTGTTTGGGAAAACGAGGTAGTGCCAATGTTGCGTTCCTGGAAACTCGAAGACACCAAACCAACAATTACGCACAAAATGATTGGTTGGCTTCACAATCAGGGATGGTTGACTCGCGTGTACACACAAAATATTGATGGGTTGGAACTTCACCCTGACATTCTAGAGTTATCAAACAACTCTTCTCAATATTCAGAATCCATCATTCAAGCGCATGGTTCTATGAGAGATGGAACAGTGGTTCTTTACGGAGACAAACTTTCAGAAAGATTTTATCAAGCGTGTGAACAAGATTTTAACTCTCCCGAAAACCCTGTAGATCTAGTTATAGTAATGGGTACTTCTCTTCAAGTTGCTCCCTTTTGTTCTATCCCAAATCTTGTATCTGAAAATGCTACCAGAGTATTAGTAGACCCGCACCCAAATCGCGTGATTTCTTTAAATTCGTGGTCAACTACCACAAAATTGGCGGGTCGTAATGTTGCACTAGGTTCATTGTGGAAAAAGAGAAATTCTCCTTGGAAAAATGAACTTTTGATTGAATCCAAAAGCGATGATTTTGTAAGAAAATTCTTTGAAAGTCCGAGTGCTACCCAAAAAGGATGGGATTTACTATCTTGTCTAAACGTAGAACTTATTCAAGTAAAATCAAAAGGAAAAATGCAATTATGTGAAGTAGTTTCCAAAAATAATGATATAATTACAATTAAGCGCTGCATCGACGGAAAACAAATTCTAATATCTAAAAAATCATATGAAAAAGTAAAAATGAAATAGAATAAATATTTTCAAAAAATCCTAAAATAAAAAATGTGGTTTTCAAAAAATATTTTTTTTGATTTTTCATGGAATTTGAAAATGAAATCCCCCCCCCCCTCCCCTAAAATTTTCGAGTCACCATTTTGTTACTTTTTGTTACTTTTTTGATTTATGGTAACAATTATTATATTTTTATTTATAAAATATGTTACTGTTACAATAACAAAAAATCAATAAAATAAAAAAGTAACAAAAAAGTAACAAAAAAGTAACAAAAAGTAACAAAAAGTAACAAAAAAGTAACAAAAATGAATTTAAAAAAAAATATCTATAAAATATATATGAGTAAATATTTTTGTATTCACTGCAATTATGATGCGAAAGTGAAAGGAAATTATGATAAACATTTGAAAACAAAAAAACATCAAGCGGTCATAATCGAGTCACCCCAAAGTCACCATCGAGTCACCCCAAAGTCACCCCAAAGTCACCCCAAATTCACCCCAAAATCGCCCTTGTCATTTAAGCAAGAAAACGACACTGAATTTCGTTGTAAATATTGCAACCAAAAATTCAAATTTAAACAAGGAATGTATAGACATATAAAATATACGTGCAAGAAAAACAAAGATGAAGATTTTCAAGAACTTGCTCGTTTATTAAATGAAAAAAATAAACAACTTGCACTAAAAGAAAGTAAATTAGAAACTGAGATGAAAAAGATGCAAAAACAAATAGACAAATTAACAAACAAACTTCAAATTCAAAATATAAACAATGGAAGCGTAATTAATGGTAATGTCGTAAACAACAATAACACAATAAACATTCAGCTTTTAAACCATAACGATACAGACTATAGTCATTTGACCCCGAAAGATTATATTATGTGTATTAAGGATTGTAATCGTTGTGTAAAAACGTTGATAGAAAAGGTTCATTTCAATACAAATAAACCAGAGAACATGAACATTTATCTATCGAATATAAAAGGTAAGTATCTTATGGTCTATAAAGACAATGAATGGCAAATTCAAGATAAGAAATCGCAAATAGATGATATGTATGAATATAATGAATATATGTTGGAAAATTGGTATGACGAATATGTGCACAAACATCCAGGCATTGTTGAATCATTTAAAAAATATTTGAAAAACAGAGATTCAAACACACTATTGAATAACATAAAAGAGGAAATCCTTGTAATGTTATACAACAAACGAAAAATGATAATAGAAGATAGTAAATAATATATAATATATATAAAATGAATAAAGAAGAAATAATGCCAGCAAATAATATAATAGATAATCATATTTCAAAATTGGGATTTCTTTTCATATCATTTATAATAATTGCAAGTGGATATGTAACTCAGGTATTGCCGTGTCAAACCCAAAAGTTTTTAAAAAACAACATATATTCAAAACATATAATCGGTATATTGATTGTATTTTTATTTATAATGTTAGAGGGTGGTTGGTCATTTGATATGGAACAGCAAAATGAAGCAGATGTAGATTGGTCAAATGGTAATGTAATTGATTCATTAATATTTGGATTTTTGCTATATAGTATATTTTTATTATCAGCTAAAATGAAATTAGTGCCAAATATGATATTATATTTCTTGTTGTTTTTAATATATTTATTAAATACTCAAAGACTTTATTGGAAAAATCGTAAATTAATAAGTGAAGATAAAAATATAAGTTACATAAAAGGAATAAAAAGTGGATTGATAATAAGTGTGTTAGTATTTTTGTATGGTATTATTGATTATATGATTTATGAAAAATCTCAGTACAAAAAAAAATTTAGTATAATAAAATTTATTATAGGAAATAGTAAATGTGGTAATTCCTCCCCCCAAGATATTGATTGAAAATATAATTTCCATTAACATATAAAAGTGATAAAACTGCTAGATAAAACTCATAAAACTGCTAGGTTTAAATAATACTGGAATATTAGCAATGATAAAAACAAATAATTGATATAATAAGGCGAAGCAAATGATTGCTCCAATTGGTAAAAAGATGATAGTTAAAAGTGCAATAAAAAGTTGTGAAAATAAAGTTTCTAATTTTTTACCAAAGCCCTTCTTTTTTTTGACAGCTTTGTATATATCTCCGCCGATCATACCTTTCACCAATCCATCTACTAATTTACCTAATAGGCGATCAATTGCTTTACCTATATTGAACCCCTCGCGGCGTCTATGTGCAAGATAATAGTGAACCCCAAAAGTATTTAAAAAAATGATACATATCAAAGAAATAAAAATATAAGTATTTTTCATATTAATATACCTGAAGAAAAGTATTTTAATATGATGTCATTGACAAAATATTAATATTTGTTATTTACGTAATATATTTTTTAAAATAAAAATAAGATTTTATATTTATTTATTTAGTCCTCGTTGTTATTATCCTCTTGTCGGTTGTATGTTTTAGTTTTCTCCACTTCACACATAAGCATACCCCCAACCATTGGTGATGCAATTTTTGCCAACTTCACTTTATCTCCGTCCATCTTTTCAGGCTCGCCCACGACGAGTTCGCCCTGCTTGAGGTATCGGAAACCGTTATCAACTTGAATGTCGGTGTGGTGGACAAAATACTCGGTATGATCTTTGCCCTCAACAAATCCATAGCCCTTCTTCTTGCTAAACCACTTTACTTGATAAAGTTCAGTCATATTGTGTCTTGTTTATACATTACTATAGTGGCTACTATTTAAATAAATTTTTGATTTAATAAAAAGATAAGTTTAAAGAGAGATTCTCAATAATCTATCATACAATGATAAGAGCAATATTCTGTTTAATGCAATTGTCTATGTCATCAGGATATATTCAGATTTCGTCTTTGAAATCAAAAATATTTCATAAAATATTAGTAAATGATAAAATAAAAACTGATTTCAAAAAAATATCGTCGAATGATGCATATCAGCTGGCTTGTTTTTGGCATGATGAATTGATGGATACACTTTCTGAAAAAATTCGTGATACCCAAAATAGTGATGATCAAAATATTAATTTGTTATACAAGCCCTCGCCAAAACATATATTTGATAATAGTGTAAATTTAACAGACTTTAAATATAATATTATTAATGATAATGCTAAAAAGAATGAATATTATATCTGGAGACCCAAAGTTCAAATTTGTTTACCATCTTTGTATGGAATAAATGAATATAATGGTGATGAAGATATTTGTAATCCATTATTATATCCATCATTTAGAGAAACGATGTATTTGCTATCTATAGATTCAAAAAACAGAAAAAATGGTGCAACAATAAATAATATTGTAAAAAGTCCCTATTGGAATGAGCCAAAACATAACAGCTACAAAGTAATGCATTTTTCAGTTAAAAAATATTTTGTTAATTATTTGAAATACAAAAATTTGAAATATAAATAATATTTATTTATAAGAAGTATGAATAACTGTATAAAATGTTTTGATATTTTCGGAATATTCCGTGAAAAAAAAAAGTCTTTTTTGTTAGAAAAAGACGAATACAATGAATTATTATCAGATGATGAGTGTGGCATATGTTTAGATTTACTAAAAGGTTCTCCTTGCATAAAAACCGATGGTTGTAATCATATTTTTCATATATACTGTTACAAAAAGTATTTGAAACAAACAAAAATAAAAAAGGAATTGAGTTGTCCTTTTTGCGATTCAAACCAAGAAAATCTTAATATTTTTATTGTAGAAACATTTTGATTAATAATAATATTAATAAATATAATGTCATTATTAGTGTTGTACCATATAATATGTTTCGTTGTCAGATTTAACCCCATATTTTCCAATTATTTTGGGAGGATTAATCTTGTCTATAATATCTTGTGTTGAATATATGTTGTTATTTTCGTCAATGTATCGCGATATCCCATTAATTTCTTGAAGCCATAGATTTATTTGTTTTTTCTTTTTAATTTCTTGATTACTTGTAAATGTGCCGTGGGGTGCCCCTTTGATATGTGTGCCACAAAAATGCGTTCCGTCGTGTTTTTGTTTTCTGCTACAGCGTTCTCCATTACATTTCATTGCAATACATCGGTTATAATCAGGAACATTATTTTTGATTCGCTTGCGTTTTTGAAAATCCTGAGAAGCCAATTCAAGTCTTGGAAAATCGCTTAGGTGTTGTATGAAATCATTTGTTCTGTCACATGTATTTCCGCAAATAATTGATGCATCGTTTTCTAGTAACCAATCCTTCAAATTGTTTTTAAAATCTTCTTCATAATTGTTGATTTTGGTTTGTATATTTTTCTCCATTTTAGAGTTCTTTATGTTAATTAATATGTTAATTATTTTTTAAATCAATTTTTATTTATTAGTGAAAACAATATAAAGAGAGTTCAACCCTTGCCCGGCGTTTAATTTCTACTTGTAGTTGATTGTACGGGTAAAATAACAAAAAAAAACAAAAGTATAGAATACCAAAAAAAATAAGTATATAAGGAAGTTGAATCAATACTAAAAAATTCTAATATTTTCCCTAGAGATTTAAGAATAAAAAAGACAAAAACAATAAAAATTGTAGTACGAATATATTTGCGCTTGTCTAATTTTTTTAAAGCGTTACTACCAAGATTCGTGGCACCACTAAAAGCACCCATCGCAGAGCCTAACATACCAGTCCGTTCTATGGTATTAGAACCAGAAGCTGTCTGACTATCAGCATCAAAAGGAGGCGGGCCAGATGGTTCCGCTGCTGGCAAATTATCACCATTTACTGGTGCGTTGTTAGGTTCATCAACGACATCACCACCATTTACTGATGCGTTGTTGTGTTCATCATCTCCGACTCCGTTGCCTTCGGACATTTTATTTAAGAATGATATTATAATTATATTTTATTTTTTTTTAATTTTACAGTCTCTTTAATTTCCACCCCGCGATTATCTTGTATGTATTTGCATAATTTTTCTGCTTCCTGTGGACTTGCGTTTTGGCTGTTAAAATAATTTCCTAATAATTCATACAAGACTTTCTGATTCAAACCACGCTTTACGTTATTTCTAATGTAAGTAATTTGTCCACTGTTACAATCAAAGCACTCTATATCATTTTTCTTCATAATTTCCAATAGAGCAGTATTTAATTGTTTTTTCTGTTTGCGCAATTCTCTTAAAATAGCACTTTGTTGTGATATTTTATTTTCAATATCTAGCCACTTCTTTATAGTTGAAACACTTTCTTCATTCATAATAATTACAATAATTTAATATTTATATCTTGTAATTATTTAATATTATACATCTATGACTTGTCGTGTCTTTTACAAAACCCGTTTTTAGTATTAAAACACTTCAACTTACATTGATTTCCATTTTTTAGAATTTTACAACATTGTTGTTTTTTTGGTTTAATAACCTCTGTAATCGTTTTTTGTTTTGTGATTTGTTTATAATGTGTAAAACAATAATTCCCTTCATTAAATTTGTGCCCAACATTTCCACACATCTTACCTTTATTTTTACCACCCACAAAACAATAAGAACAAGTTATATAATCATTTTTTTTGAATATATTGCGATTAATTTCTTTTAATAGTTCTTCGCCGTATCTTTCATCATCTGGATTTTGATGAAATGGGATAAATCCAGAATTTATTTTACGACAATAAGGACATTTATGATAATAATAAGAAACCTGACATTCAAATATTTGTTTCAAAAGAGCATCATATTCAAAACTATGATTACACTTTAGAGTTATTTCGTTTTTTATTTCTTGACGAGTAATTAGACATTCTTTCCGAGAAGACGAGTCAGTTTCATCTTCGTCTACTAACTTTAGTGCGTCTGATAATTTCATAAAGTTAAACCACTATATTTATATATTATATCTATTTATATATATTTTAATTATTATGAAAAAGGCAGAATGGGGACCAATAATTTGGAAAGTTTTACACTGCATTAGTATAAAAATAAAAGATGAAGAATTTAATAATCAACGAGAAGAAATCATTAAAATGATCACAAGTATATGTTCTAATTTACCTTGTCCCCAGTGTACATCTCATGCAATCGGAATAATAAAAAGATATAAATTGAAAAATGTGAAATCAAAACAGGAGTTGATAAAATTTATTCATTCTATGCATAATATGGTTAATAATCGGTTAAAACGGCCCTTATTTCCATTTGAAAATGTAGAAGAACAATATAATAATTATAATATAAAAATGGTTTTGTCTGAATATTATAGAATGAATATAAGTCTTAAATATAGTGAAAAACTCATGTTACACTCTTATCACCGTAAAATATTTTTAAATAAATTCTATGAATATTTCAATAATAATATTTCTAAATTTAACCAATAATTTCACCGTTTTTCTTAACAACGCATTTGAAGTTTTGCTTCGACGGCAACTGACAGGCCAATTTATTACTTGTAATATAGTCAGTATGATATATTAAACCAGGGTCTACACTATATACTGCTAATGACCAAAGTGTTCCAATTATACACCCCATTATAAGAGATATGAAAATGTGTTGCGTATTAGAACAATTTTGAGTAATATTTATAACTCCATCAATAATTGCCAATAATATTAAAGTGAATATTAACGGTATATTCGGAATGTTATTAATAATCATAGGCAATAATAAGTAAAAAAATGTAAATGCATATATTTGCATCCCAAAAGGCAATCCGGTAAAGCTTATCGGATTATATGACACTAACTTACATGATTTATCATTCGGTTTAGTAATTTTTACTAATTCGCTTACAAAACCAGTTATTGTTAATAGAACGCATACTCCAACTAAATACGCCAACCCCTTTAAATTTTGATTGAAAATCGACAGTAATATAAAGAACCCGACTAAAACGCTCGGGGCAACTGCAGAAAGATAAAACATTTGTGTTGACGTTGTTGGTAACATGGTATCGCTAAATTCCATTCTCTGGTTTCTATCCATTCTCTGGTTTCTATTGTTTTGATTAACAGCATCCATTTTTATATATACACTATAATAAATAAATTAAATATAACTTATCATAACAAATATAATAAAAATGGGCATCCCCAGTTATTTTAATTTTATCTTGAAAAATCATTCTAAAATTATACGAAATAAATCACAAATAAGGAGCGATTTTTTATTTGTAGATGCGAATTCATTAATATACGATTGTATTAATGAATTTGAAAACGGTATACCAAAAAACAATTCTATTATTTTTAAAAAAGTATATGAAAATATTATTAATTTAATTAAAACAGTCAAACCCAAGAATAAAACATATGTTTGCTTTGATGGCGTTCCCCCGTATGCAAAAATGAACCAACAGCGCCAACGACGATTTAAAGGTTCTCTTACAAACAAGATATTGAACAAAGAACCCAGCTCATGGAATCGTAACCAAATTACACCGGGTTCATTATTTATGAATGACCTTGATAGTTATTTAATTAACAAGTTTAGCAAAGAACCAAAAATAGTATTTAGTCCGTCGTCAGAACCAGGTGAAGGCGAACACAAAATTTCAAATATAATCAAAACAAATTTGTCTTTTAAAGCAGTAAATTTGATAGTTTATGGGTTAGATGCTGATTTATTTATGTTGGGTCTATTACTCGTCTATAAAGATTACAACATATTTCTTTATAAAGAAACGCGTCATTTTTCTTACATAGGAAAAATAAATGAAAAAGAAAATTATTATTTTGATATACAATCATTTTCAAAAGAACTCGGTTACAAATTACAAGTTAATCACAAACAGGCAATATGTGATTATTGTCTAATGGCATTTTTGTGTGGAAATGATTTTTTACCACATTTACACAGTATAAATATTCGTAATAATGGAATTCCGTTTATTATAGACAACTATTTGAAACTAGATGGCAATAAATATCCATTAATTGATATTAATACAGGAAATATTAATTGGAACCATTTTAATAAATTATTATCTATTCTTTGCAAAGAAGAAGAAAGAAATATTTTGTCAAATTTGAAGTGGAAGTTGGAACAAAAAAGTAAAAAACAGCCATTAAATTCTGCTGACAAGTTGGAAATGCTGCCTTGTTTTGATACAGAAAAAGAAGAATATTTATATGAGAATATTGATAACTTTCGGGATTTTGTTTTTGAAAATATACCAGTAAAAGAAGCTTGTTGTAATTATTTAGAAATGATTCAATGGACTTGGCATTACTATTATCATAACAATATAATTGATAATACAAAGTATTATTTATATGGACAAGCCCCTCTACTGAAAGACGTATTGTCTTATGTCCCTTTATTTAATAGTGAGACTATTTTGACCCATCGCAAAAGTGATCCAATAAATGAAATATCTTTGCTTTTTTATGTATTGCCTTACGAAGAACATTCTCAAATAATTCCACCAACATTATATAAAGAATTACACAAGAGCGTTTATCAAGAGGTACCGCTTTTGAAAGAAACAAACTATAATGTCGAATATTTGTTATGTAAATATTTCTGGGAATCACATCTTGAGCTTGTTAACATTGATATTTTTAAACTGAACAACATAGTTTTTAAATGTAACTTAAATTGATTTATATATAAAAATAAATATTATTATATAATTAATACAATGGCATCACAAGAAGATATAGAAGAAATTATTTTGGAAACTCGTGAGGACTTGACTAAATTTTTGAAAAACACAACATATGAATATGTCATTCTTAAATTTTATGCGGATTGGTGTAAACCTTGTACTAAAATAACTCCATTTGTTGAAAAAATAATAGACGAAAAATCAAAAAAATTTGACTCTATGGGTATAAAAAATAAATTTATTTTTGTGATGGTGGATGTAGATGAATGTTTTGACCTATATGCATTTCTAAAAAGACAAAAGATGATTAATGGTATTCCAGCAATATTTCTTTATTCTAAGAAAGCCTACAAAGAAACTGAAGAAAATCAAATGTATATTCCGCACGCTAGCATCTCAGGAACAAATGAAAATGAAATAAGGAAAGTATTAGATTTTATAATATAAAATATAGTAAAGACAATAACAATGGCTCATTTTAATATTGATATGAATGAAGAAAATTACAATTATGAAGATTTACTAAATTTGTTTGCATTAGAACCTGATTTTGATGAAGTAGATTTAAAGATTGCCAAACGCAAAATAATGAAATTGCACCCGGATAAATCCAAATTACCTAAAGAAGTATTTATTTTTATGATAAAAATGTATTGTAAAGTTGAAGAAATATATAATTTTACTCATCATGAAAAAGATGAAAACAAACTAACTGTTAATTATGATGTAGATGTAAACTTCAAAAACTATTTAGAAAAAAATAATATTGATCCTGTGAAAAACTATGAATTATTTACCAAAGAATTTAATAAAATGTTTGAGCAGGTTTATATTTCGGACAATGATAATGGATATACAGAATGGTTGAAATCTGAAGACAATATTTATAATAAAGATGATTTGGAAGAAAGTAGACAAATAGCGATTAAAAATGCAATTGTGAAGGTAGATGAAATTTCAGAAGTTGGTGGAAAAAAATTTTCAAACAATCAAACAGATTTAAAAGAAGTATATTCAAATCCATTTGTTGCTATGGATATTGAGAAAGTTTATAAAGAAAAGCCAAAATTTAACAGTGTTCAAGATTATAAAACATTTTTAGCAAAAGAAGACGCCAATAATGAACCTTTAAGTAATGATGCAAGTATGAAATATTTTGAAAATAAAGAAAAGATGTTAAATAATCAATCTAAGAATCTTGCATTTGAACAAATGAAACAAAAAGATAAAATGGGAGAAAATTATAATAATTATATTTCAAGGTATTTAAAATTGGAAAATTAAGAGTCATAATATAAATATTGTTATAAATATATATTATGGAATTGAAATTTGCTACAGGCTTTTTGTTTGTCATTATATTGATATTTTTCTTTATTTCCAATTCAAATATTTACGATATTATGCCAAGAAAAAATATAACTTGTGATTGTCAAAAAATGGAACATTGCTTTTTCAGTAATATTATTAACATGGAGAAGCTAACAAAACCAAAAATTTTTATTCATATAAAAGATAAAAACAATATTTTAGGATTATGTCAACTTTGTATTGAAAGTGCTATCAAATATTGCTCTTCAAAATATGATATTATTTTATACACAAATGACGATATTTCAAAATTAATTGATGAAGAAGATAATGTTCTTTGCAATATTGAGAATATTGGCTTATTGGGCGGACAAGACTTAAAACAATGGGAGGAATATTGTAAATTTAAAATTCTTCATAATCACGGAGGCATTGTTATGGAACCATATTTTTTGTTTAGTTCGTGTCCTCAATACAAAGATTTCGTCCCAAAGAAACTTAAAGTATGTCATATCAACAACGAAGGAGTCAGCGTTTCAAATAAGCATGTTGTTCCATCGTCTTGTTATATGATGGCTGCTCCTAAAAACGATATTACAACCGAGATATATGTTGAATATTTAGAACGATTGTGTGAAAACAATTATACATCTGATACAAAACATTTTGATAAATCTTTTGAAAAACTTTATTATTTAGATAATTTTTCTGAGAAAACGATTGGTGTAGCCGATATAAATAATAAATTAATTCACCTTGAAGATTTGTTAAGAGATGTGTCAACAAAGCTTGTGTCAGATAATTATTGTTTGTTTATTAATGTAGATTTATTGAATAAAAAAAGACACCACGGCTGGATTTTAAATATGAGCAAAGAACAAATTTTAGAGTCAAAAACATTTATTAGCAAGTATGCAAAAATGTAATTATTTATTGATTATATAAATTATCCTTGCTTATATATATTATATGTATGAGTAAATTAATTAATTTAAAGAAAAAGAAAGGAAAAAAACATACAATCAAATCTGTTAATTCAAAGAAAAAAAAAGAGAAAAAACGTACAATCAAATCTGTTAATTCAAAGAAAAAAAAAGAGAAAAAACGTACAATCAAATATGTTAATTCAAAGAAAAAAAAAGGGAAAAAAAAAAGGAAGAATAGAACACAAAAGGGTGGTGGTGGTCAAGAATCTGCAGGTGAAATGCCCCCCGTCGTCGCTGACACGCTTCCAGTCGCCACTGGCACGCTTCCAGTCGCCAACTCCGTTCGTGAAATGAATTCCTCCGAAGCCGCCACCATTAATGAAGGCAGTTTCGCCGTCGCCGAGTCCAAACCCGCAGGAAATAACAACACCGCCGTCGCAGCAGGAAATGCAGGAAATAACAACACCGCCGTCGCAGCAGGAAATGCAGGAAATAAGACCATCGCCGTCAAAAAAAACGAATCAACAAATGAGGGAAATTTGAAAGTACCGCCTTCCCAAAATACAAACGAAAAAAAAGAATCAACAAATGTGGGAAATTTGGAAGGCAATGCTTCCAAAAATATAACCCAAAAAAAATTCAGTGCGAGAGCGGCAGCGGCAGCGGCATTAAACATGACCGCTCCAAGAGCTGCTGCGAAGAAGCAGGCGAAGAAGGCGAGGGAGGCGATGGCGGGGGCGCCGGCATCGTTGAAGAAATATGCGAACAGGGCAGCGAGTAAGGCATTCAACATCACTGCAAAATATAAGCTGCACAGAGGAAATAAATTTTTGGCTAGGGCAGAGGAACTTAAGAAGATCGCTGCGGATAAGAAAGCAGCGAAGGCGGAGGCGAAGAAAGCGAAGGCGGAGGCGAATAAAGCAGCGAAGGCGGCGAAGAAAGCAGCGAGTAAAGGGAAAAGTATTTTTGGCAGGAAAAGTATTTTTGGCAGTAAGAAGAAACCCGAACAAGCAGAAGGTGAACAAGCACAAGGTGAACAAGCACAAGGTGAACAATCACAAGGTGAACAAGTACAAGAACTGCCAAAAGTACAAGAACTAGAACTTCTAAATAGTGAAGGCAACCCTATGCCAAAAGTAGAAGAACTAGAACTGCTAAATCCTGTCAACATGATCAACCCGCAGCCTTCTCCGTCTCCTGCATCTGATGATGGTTCTCAAAATTCAGAAGAATCGGTACCGGCATCAGCACCGGCATCAGGATCACCACCAGAGCCAGTACCACCACCTGAAAAGGGGATAATTATGTTCACTATGAATGGAAATTGTCCGCCCAGCTATAAAGAACATGAAGCCACAGGTACTTGCTACAAAAAGTTGAAACAGGACGAGATTGATAAACTTAAAAACAAAAACAAAAATGGAAATAACGCCATGAATAAGTCATAAATCTTAATTAACACTATTTAAAAATATATGATACTCGGGGCTGTATTTTGAATTTTCATATTTAATTTTTATTTCAATATGAATATTATTTATTTTACATATTTGTCTCAAAACTGTATTAAACTGATTATGTGTTATATTTTCCCGTTCAATATAGAAATGTTTATTTTTGTAATAATATCCTTTTAATTCTGTTAAAAAATCTCTACCCTGTCCTTCATACATAATTTTTTTAAAAATAAGATTATTAAATATATAATAATTGTTTTCAAAGACAAAATTGGTTTTTACAAAATTATCAAATATGTCTACATATTTTTTAATGACTTGGTTCTTACTCATTATAATTATAATAACGCTTTATTTTCTAAAACCAGTTTTTGCTGTATTTCGTATGTAAAAATAACTAACATTATTTTGTTATAGTTACCATTATAGATTTCATTAATGTAAAAGCATATCAATTCTACAAGGCAATAAAGATCAGTATTTTGAATAGTTTTTATATAATCGTATAAAAAAAAATATATGTCACTAATATCATATCCATCGTCGTATAAGGAAAGTAATATATTGCATGAAGAGATTACATCTGTACATACCATTGCAAAAAATTTATCAAATATGTCAAAACTGATAAAATTACACAATGAACTAATTTCATTAGATGTAATATGTTTGTAATCCAGTAGTATACATTTATTTACAATATTTTTTAGTGATGAAATATACATATTTGGAATATTGACAATATAATGTAAAGATTCCTTTTCAATTGTTATGTTAGCATTTTGTAATGATTTCTTAAGTATACTTTCATATTGAACACTTGTTAATGGAGAGGTCTTAAAAATATTCAATCTAGATTTAATAATATCTCTTACCTTTTCGATTTGTCCCGTTTCAATTATGAAAAATATCTTATTGTTTTTCTTCGCTCCATTGTATTTATCTATATATATCTTTAACATTTGTTGATTATAGTCCCCAAAAAACTCAAATCGGTCAATATATACAATTTTATTGGTGTTCGTGTTATTTTGACAAAAGATGTTCATTTCATTATTTTGTGATTGTAAATTTAATTCATCAAATGCGTTTAATCGGAAAACAAGTTGTTTTTCATTATGTCTTTCTTTGTATTTTTCAAGAAAATTCTGAATAATACTTTCAATAATCATCGTTTTACAGCTTTCTCTTTCTCCATATAAAAGTATATTCAAATTGTTTTCAGAAAGTAGTTTCTGATAAAATTCTGTAATTTTGTCTTTATTTGGGATAGTTAATTTGTCAAAACTCATCCCCTTATAAAAACATATAAAAAGGAATTATATGATTTTAAGTAATATAATAATATGAATTATTATGAAGTGTTGGGAGTTAAACCAAAAGCATCAAGCGACGAGATTAAACGAGCATTTCGCAAAATAAGTTTTGAAAAACACCCTGATAAGAATCCCAATTGCAAAGACGAATATCTCAAAATTAACGAAGCATATGAAACTTTAAAAGACAAAGACAAACGAAAAGTTTATGATTTTAATTATATAAACTCACCCGTTACAGACTATCAAGATATGGGAGCCGCAAATATGGACATTAATAATTTTTTATCTGAAATGCTTTCGTCTGCAATTGATAAAGGTGTAAAAAAGGGGAAAGGTAAACAAATAAATGAATTTGCTGCAATATTTGGAATGCCTCCAGGTATAGACGAAGCGTTTGATCCAAGTATTTTTATGAATCCTGGAATTTCTGGAAACCCGTTTCAAGAAACTCCTGACGATATATTTGTAGAACAGTTAATAAGTTATGAACAGTCTTATCAGGGTTGTTATATTCCAATAAATATTGAACGAGAAATAACAAGGGGTCGTATGCGAAAAACAGAAAATGAAACAATTTACATGAATATTGATAAGGGCGTTGATGAAAACGAAATTATTACAATTTCAGGAAAAGGAAACGTGAAAGATGGTCATTCAAGCGACATAAAAGTAAAAATTATTTTGAAGAAGAACCGCGAATATAGCCGAAGAGGTATTGATTTAGTATTACACAAATCTATTTCATTTAAAGAAAGTTTGTGCGGATTTGAATTTAATTTAGATCATATAAATGGCAAAAGTATAAAATTTACAAGTTCGCGAGGAAATGTTATACAAAATGGAGATGAAAAAGTAATTGATAAACTGGGATTTTATCGGGGAGAACAAGTAGGGAATTTGATTTTGTCTTTTAATGTTGTTCACCCACAAACTCTCAGCGAAGAACAACTCAAATTAATTGAAGATATCTTTTAAATATTTCTAATATATAATAAAAAGACACCCATAAATTTAAATGTTGGCATTGAAAGAAATTTAAATATTTACAATAAAATTATATTATATAAAATAAATTTTATATAATATAAAAATGGGAAATGGAATAGTAAAAGAAAAAAATAGAAGAATAATTTTTGACAGAGGTTGTGATAAAATTAGAAAAATATGTTTTGTTCCTCAATCTTCTCCCAAAAAAAAAGACGTGCCTAGTTTTGAAAATAATGAAGGAGCGCCCGGAATACGCGGAGAATCTAAAAAAATATTATGGAGTTAATAAATCTTTCAACATGATTGTATCATAGTCTGCAAATGAATTTGGATACTTAAAAAATAGCATCATAATAAGAAGAAATAATAACAATAAATGCCATATATTTACAAATAAAATGTAATCGTTCATTGATTTAGACACAAATTGAGAATAAGCCGCGGTTAATAAAATAATATAAAACGGATAAAGTATGAATGCTGGTATAATATTTCTATAGTAAAATAACATATATCCTGTGATCGTAAGGGCTCCCATAATATCAATTACTCTCCATGTAAAATTATATACTTGGTTTAAAAATCCTTGATTATTATTTGCAGCTATAATTTGAAACCAGAAAAGTAAGCACAAAATAATATCATCTAATCCGAACAATGATATAAGTGAACAACCTCCTAATGTTATAATGTTCATAAAAATAATAGAGTAAATTCTGTCAGTTTTTTGATTGTAATTAGGTAAACCAATAGTGGTTATGATATTAGTCATAGTTAATATCAATCATATATATATTTAATTTTACTGTATAATTTTGATATAAACTAATTTGTTCAATCAATTTCTTCAATTGGTGGCTCATTTGGAATATCTTCTGGTTCTCCGCCATTAAACTCGCCGCCACCCTCTTTTACAATATTTTGCATAATTGGGTTAATAAAATTCTCCAACTCTTTTTGTGCTGCTTCATATTCTTCGCAAGACACCTTTTCTACTGCAAGAACTCCCTCAGCTTCATTCAATTTCTCTTTAATTGAATGATAATTATCGCCTAATTTATCTTTTAACGAATTATCTTCAATTGTTTGCTTCATTTGATATAAATAATTTTCAAATTTGTTTCGTGACTCTTGAAGATTGCGAATTTTTTCATCTTCTTCTTTAAACTTTTCTGCCTCTTCCACCATCTTTTCAATGTCATCGCCGCTCAAACGCGATCCATCGTTTGTAATTGTAATATTTGTTTTTTTACCGGTTGTCTTTTCCTCCGCACTAACAGTCAAAATACCATTTGCATCTACATCAAATATCACCTCAATTTGTGGTTGTCCACGGGGCATCGGAGGAATTCCACTCAACTCAAATTGACCCAACTTATTGTTGTCTTTTGTCTTTGCTCGTTCCCCTTCATATACCTGGATTAATACTCCTGGCTGATTATCTGCATATGTTGAAAATGTTTGTTTTTTTTGTATAGGAATAGAACTATTACGATTAACCAATGGAGTCATAACACCACCAGAAGTTTCCAAACCAAGTGACAATGGAGCTACGTCCAATAGTAGTAATTCCTTTAGTTTTTCGGATTTATTACCTGAAAGCAAACAAGCCTGAACAGTTGCACCATATGCCACCGCTTCATCTGGATTAATAGAATTACACAATGTTTTTCCTCCAAAAAAGTCCATCAACAATTGTTGCATCTTTGGAATCCGCGTTGTTCCCCCAACTAAAACAATCTCATCAATTTGAGATTTACTAATTTTTGAATCCATAAGCACCTGTTCTACTGATTTGAGACACTTCTGAAAGAGTGCCATATTCAATTGCTCAAATTTGGCGCGCGTAATTGTAGAAACAAAATCAATACCATCATACAAACTATCAATTTCTAAATGTGCCTGCGTTGAAGAAGATAGCGAACGCTTCACTTTTTCACATTCTTTCTTAAGTTTGGCCATGGATTTTTTTGAATCTCGCAAATCTTGCTTATTTTTACGCTTAAACTCGGCAGCAAAATGTTGAACCAAATTTGCATCAAAATCTTCACCACCCAAATGAGTGTCTCCAGACGTCGCTTTTACCTCAAAAATTCCGTCATCAAGTGTAAGAAGTGTAACGTCCAGCGTTCCCCCACCTACGTCATAAATAACAACATTTCTCTCTTTTTCAGACTTATTGTCAAGTCCATATGCAATTGCAGCAGCAGTCGGCTCATTAATAATTCGCAAAACATTTAATCCACAAATTAAACCCGCATCTTTCGTTGCTTGACGCTGAGCATCATTGAAATACGCGGGAACCGTAATAACAGCGTTTTTTACTTCTTTTCCAAGATATGCTTCAGCAGTAGACTTCATCTTTTCAAGAATGAAGGAACTAATTTCTTGGGGTGTAAACTCCTTGTCTTCTTCTTTGTAAGTAACCTGAATCTTTGGAATGTTATTTGGACCACTTACTACTGTATAAGGTAGTTTCTTCAACTCACGTTGAACCTGCGGGTCATCAAACTTGTAACCCATCAATCTTTTTACATCAAAAATAGTATTTGTCGGGTTTGAATTATATTGACTCTTTGCAGATTCGCCTACAAGCTTTTCTTCTATATTGAACGCAACCCATGACGGTGTTGTTCTGTTTCCTTGATCATTAGCAATAATTTCTACCTTTTCATTTTGCCAAACCCCCACACAACTATAAGTTGTTCCTAAATCAATCCCAATAGTTTCTCCTTCAATATTTGTTGTTGTCATTTTGCGAATATAAACCACAATAACAAACAATATTTAAATCATTTCTCTAATTAATTACACACTTTAGATAAACAATCAGAGATATTTTTACTTGTTAAAGACATACTTTGACTTTTATTACCATATATTGGGTCAGAAATTTTCTTACCTTGATTTGAGAAAACCTTGCCTTTTTTACGATTTAAATAGCGTTCGTAGCTTGAGTTTTTGGCACCTTCATTTGTATTATTGATATTACTGTTAAGAGACGTAATATTTTGCATATATTGAGATTGTGAAACACCAGTTTGTTTCAGTATTTTCTTTTGAGTTTCGCTCATATTATAGTATAATTATATTATTATTATTATTGTATGAAATTACTAAAAAATAACTTATTTTAACAATATATACAAATGAATAATACCGATGAAATTGGTTGGGTTTTTATATATGTATTTGCGTTTGGAATCAGTGATTATATCGTCAAAATGTTTATAAAATCAGATCTGGTTTATTTACTTTACTATTTATTATTAGCACTTATTGGAAGCTTGATGATATGTAGAAAATATATTCTTTGTAATAAATAAAATTGAAATAAAAGATAAATGATGGGACATAAAATAAAAAATAGCAACAACTCTTCAAATTTGGTGATGCCAAGTATGATACAATCAAAAATATTTATTTGTTCAAACTGTTCCAAAAAATTTATATTAGACCCAACCGTAACTAGTTATCGTTGTGGAGACACATACGTATGCTCTTACTATTGTTCACAAAAAAGATATAAAGAATTGAATAATTTTGACCCAGGACTTACAAAACCGCATACATGGCCTTTTATTTATGACAATATCATACAAAATAATAGAAACATAAAACCGCTTTTAATTGAAGAAATTGAAATAAATAATAATAAAGTAGAAGAGAATTATCTAGAAGATAATTATCTTGAAGATAATTATCTTGAAGATTATTATCTTGAAGATAATATAAACGTCTGCAATATTTTATGCCGTCGTTATTTTATTCCTATAGTATGCGTAATTTGCCTATTTTTCGGAGTAACAAAGCAAGTATAAAAACCGTTCACAACAATAATTTTGAATATTTTTATTTTCGTATTAGGATTTTATAAAAATTTGTATAAAAATAAGATACAGACTATATATAAATAAGAGAGAAATATGTCTAAAAATGAAATATATGATATAATCATTATTGGTGGAGGTATAGCAGGCATAAATAGCGCATTAAAATTATCAAAAAATAAAAAGGTCTTATTATTAGACGAACGAAGATATTGGGGAGGACGAATAATAACCAAGTATCAACCTAAGTATGAAATTGGAGCTGCAAGATTTAGTAATAAACATAAACTATTGAACAAATTAATAAAAAAATACAATTTAACAAAGATTTCCATTCCCCAAACAATTGATTATCTCCAAGTAAGTGGCACCGGTGTTGAATTTATTTCGGATGTTCACAAAAAAATAGACAAATATTTCCAAGAATTATTAACAAAATCAAAAAAATATACTAAAAGCAATTTACAGTTAATGACATTATTTGAATTTATGAACCTGTGCAATGATGAAGAAACTTCGCAAGAAATTGTTAATATGTTTGGATATTTTTCAGAAATAAAACGCATGAATGCTTACGATGCTTTAAATACATTTAAAGAAGATTTTGTAAATGTTCAGTATTTTATACTTAAAGAGGGTTTAACGCATTTGTGTAAAGAGATGGTATTAGAAGCAAAACAAAATGGCTGTATATGCAAAAATGGAATGTTTGTTAAAGACGTTAAAAAGAACGGAGATATATTTGAAGTATCTGGCGACAACTACAAATATCAGGGGGAAAAAGTAGTTTTTGCGATTAAAGGAGGACAATTAAAACAATTCGCATTGTTAAAGTCTATTCACAAAGACACCGATTGTGTTCACAATTCTGAATTATGTCGCATATATGCAAAATATCCTATAAGACAAAATGGGGTATGGTTCAGCAATTTAAGGAGAACAACAACAAATAGTTTTTTGCGTCAAATTATTCCGATTGATTATCAAGACGGCCTTATAATGATCTCATATACCGACGGAGAAGATGTTGGGGAATTTAAAATAAAAGGCAATAAATTAATGAAAGAATCAAAAATAAGAGATAAGATACACACTGAGTTAAACAGACTTTTTGGTGGAAGAGTGCCGCAGCCGACATATTTTAAAGTTCATTACTGGACTGTTGGTGCACATCATTGGAAACCTGGATGCAATTCGGATAAATTAACCAAAGATTTATTGAATCCAATTAAAAATGTATATATTTGCGGAGAATCGTTTAGTCAAAAACAGGCCTGGGTAGAAGGTGCATTAGAAACATCGGAAATGATTATTGAAAAATTATAATATTCTCATATGTTATAATAATGAATAATAAAACTGAAAATTCAGGAACAGGTTCCGGTGGAGGCGGTGGAGGCGGTGGAGGCGGTGGAGGCGGTGGAGGTGGTGGAGGTGGAGGTGGAGGTGGTGGGCCTCCTGGCGGTGGCGGTGGTGGT